ACCTATTGATGAAGATGAAATAGCAGACATAAATTTAAAAGAAGACATTGCTAAATTAACGGATCGAGAAGCAAGAGCATACAGTGCAAATATAGAATCTTTTAGAAGACCTATCATTAGACAGATGTTATTAAAAGATACTAGAATAAATTTATCTGATGACGTTAGAAAAAGTTTAGAAAACAAAGCTGACTTACAAAGAGGAGCTGACCCTGAAATGGATCCTTTAAGATTATTAAATGAATACTACGATGTTAACTTTGATAAGTTAGATGAGTTAGAAGAAATTAGATTTACAGCAAGAAATGAATCTGAAGCAGCTGATGAGTTTCTTCAAAAAGGTGGACTAGAACCTAAAAAAACTAAAACAGTTGAAGAATTTATAGACGATGGAGACTTTGATCCAGGTGGTATGGCTAATGGTGGTCGTATTGGGTTTAAAAAGGGAGGGATAAAAGCTCTCTTAGCTATGTTTGGTAAAAAAGGAGTAAAGACAGCAGATCAAATAGAACAACCTGATTTTGCAAAAGTAAAAAAAGAGTTTGACGCTTTCAATAAAAGAAATAGAAAATTAACTGACGAGGAATATGAGGACCTTGTAGCAGAATATGGAGAAGGTGTACCTCAACTTGAAACAGTTGCTGACGCTGAAAGATTTGTGCAAGGACAAAAAGACTATCAAGCTGCTATGTTTAGAGATTACAAAGCAGGTAAACTAGATCCTAAACCAGGAGAACCAGGTAGAAAAAGGCTTTTAGAAAAAAAAATGGAAGAAATGGAAATGAGCGGTGATAAAAAATTAATGACTCAAGATGAGATAGATGAGTTGATGATGTTACAAACAGAAGAACTTGCACCACAAATGACTGAAAGAATGCAACTTAAAATAAAATACCCTGGTCTAACAGAGGATTTAATTCAAAAGATAATGATTGATGACAACCCACAAAGAAAAGCAGAACTGTTAGCAACTTTAGATGAAGCGTATAAAATGGTGAATAAAGGTATGTCATCTGATGAAATAATAAACGCAATTAAAACTACACCAAGAACTAAACAAGCAGACGGTGGCCTAAACTATTTGATGGGACTGTAATATGGCCTCTGAACTTCTTAAAAACAGAGCACTAATGCAGAGACTAAAAGAGCCCGATATTCCTCAGGTTGATTTTAGTTTACAGTCTACAGGCTTTGAAGAATTAATCACGTTACCAGAACCTAAGCCACCAGAACTTTTAGATATTCAAGAAGACAATAGAAAAGGCAGACTACTAGAGTCATTAAATAAAATAGGTGGTCGTCTTGAAGACACATCTCTAGATTTTATTAATAGAAATGAAATGGCTATAGGTGGTGGTTTATTTTCTGGAACAGATCTAGGAACGAGAGAAGGTTTTGCAGGTATAAGATATAACAAAAAATCTTTAGGTGGAGAAGGTAATGAATACATAAAAACTTTTGAAACTAAAGGTGGAGAAAAAAGATATTTTTTAGAGTTTTCAAGAGGTGGAGTTAATAGAAAGTTTACAGCGCCTTTTACACCAGAAGGATTAAAAAAAGTTAAACAAAAAAGAAAAGAAGTTATAGAAGAATTTGAATCAAAAGGACTCACTGAAAAATCTATAAAAAAATTAAAGAATCCACCTAACCCAAATAAACCTTGGCGTTATAGACAATCAGTTAGAGGTAACCAATCTATATATAAATATTTTGCTACGGAAGCTGAAGCAAAAGCTGCTCAGAATAAAGTTTTAGAAGGAAGAGAGGAAGCAAGATTTAAACCTATTACTAAAGATGAAAAGAATATTATAAAAGGAGAGTTTAAAAAAAATCCAAACATGGCTAAGGTAGCTAGGGATACAGGCATATCTGTTAAAAGAGTTGAAAAAGCAGTTGATGAATTAGGTTTAGAACTACCTGAAAGTTATTTAAATAAACAAAATAATTTAGACTATGTAAAAAAGAATTATGGAAAAAAAGCTAGAACAACAATGGCAAAAGAACTTTTTCCTGATTTACCTTTAAGCACTTCAGATCCAAGAGTTGGTAACATTGTTTCAAAACTTGCAGATGAAAAACAAATAAGATTAGTTCCAAGTGCGATGGTAGAAGAAGTAAGAGAAAAATATGGATTCAATCCTGATGAACAAAAGAAAAAAGTTCAAGAAGAAAGAGTAAAAGCTATAAAAAAATTTAGTGTAAAAGGTTTTGAAGATAAAATGCAAGGAACTAAAGCAATTCAAAAATCTCACATGGATGATTTATATAGTCAACTTGTTACTTCAGAAACGTTAGGATATTCTCCTCAAAAAATAAATCAACAAATTTTAGTTGGAGTGGATCCTTATCTTAATACTCTTTACAAAAAAAGAGAGAAACTATTAAAAAATAAACCAAAAGGATATGAAAAATTAGTTGAAGAAATAAATCAAAAAGGAATGGATGTTGCTGCAGCAACCAAAGGATATAAATCTTTTAATGTAATGCAACCAGATGGTTCTTCTTATCAATATGGTGTTGATGCTAGTAAAACAATAGATCCTACAGGCCAGTTAGAAGGAAAATCTTTACAGGAATTAGCAGGCGATAATAAAAATTTTAAAGGTAAAAAAGTTTTAGAAGAAATGATACCTGATCCAGAGAAAAAATTTTTATTTGAACAAAACAAAAAGTATGTAATGCAAGCACAAGCAAAAGTTACAAATAAACAAATGACTGAAATAGCAAAACAATTAGAATCATTTGGTTTTAAATGTAACCTAGCAAATGGCACATCTTGCAATAACCCAATGGCTTATCTTGACGATATTAAAAAACAACAGACTCTTGCAAAAGGTTCAGGCAATGCTGCTGCAAACGCAGTAAAAAAACTTAGCGCTGGTAAAACAATTATGAGAGAGTTTCTTGGCCCGGCAGCTTTAGGTTTTGAATTAGCTGCAGCTATACCAATAACTTACTTAGGATACAAAGCAGGACTACCACCTGCAAGAATTGTAGCTGATGCTACTTATGGATTATTTGGAGACACAGAAAAAGCTAGGCTTAAAAAAGAAGCGGTTAAAGCAGGTATAGACACAACAGAAATTCAAAAGTCTTTGGACTTTGAAAAAGCGAGTGGAGCAATGCAAACCTTAGCTCAACAAGAAGATGAGTTTAGAGGACCTGATGATGAAATGCTTTTCCCTCAACAATATGAAAAAGGAGAAGAAGATTTTTATAAAGCAGTGGGAGCGTTCAGAGATAAAGCAGGTAATATTAGTAAAGATGTTTACAAAAAATTTGGTTCACAATTACAACAATTAAGAGATTACATTGCACAAACAGATGCTGATACAGCAGCTGAAAGATCATCTAGAGTCGCAAACTTTGGCATAGGTGATTATATAGATTTCAACTCTGGAGGTAGAGTTAATTATTCTAATGGATCTGATGGAACAGCCTTAGCTATTGAAGAATCACTAGAAGCGTTTCAAAGATATTTAAAAGCGGGCGGTAAACTTGGCTACAAAGATTTTATTGCTTTAGGTAACGAAGGTGTAAGTAAATTTTTTAACGCTGGTGGCAGGGTAGGTTTTGCTGATGGACCTGATAATCCAAAACGAAGAACCTTTATGAAAGTTATGGCAGGCATTGCATCACTACCTATTCTAGGTAAATTTTTTAAAGGAGCAAAGACAGCTAAGGTTGTAAAGCTAGCTAACACAACTACAAATATGCCAGACTGGTTTCCAGCTTTTGTAGACAATGCTTTTGCAAAAGGTATAGGTAAAAAAATTGATGCTGATCTTACAGAATTGGAAGTACCAGAATTACCGGGTGTAAAAGTTTTAGCACATGATGATGGTAGAATTAGAGTTGAAGGAAAAAATGCTTATAATGAAACTTATGAAATAGAATACACGCCACCAGGATATGAAGTAGTTGATGAAACAACAGGCAAAACTGTAAAAACATCAGGAGAGTTTCAAGCTATGGATACTCAGTTTAGAAGAACAGGAAGCCCTGATGAAATGGATTTTGATGTTGATTATGAGGTCGTAAAAGACGTTGACGATATTTTAGGAGGCAATGCTACACAATTAGAAGGATTTGCTAAAGGAACAAATAAAACTAAAGAAACAAGAGGATCAAATTTAGTAGATAAAGCAGAGGCTGATTTGGAAAGAGCAGACGTATATGACCCCTATGCTGATGTAGACCCAACAGATTTTACTGATGACTAAACTAACCAAAACAATACCCCCTAAAAGAGGACCTGAGCCTCAGGGGTTGCTTATTGATTATAATACTGTTAAACCTGTAAAACTGGAGAAAATAAATGGCAGACATAGACAAGTCTCTACCAAACGTAGAGCAAGAGTTAAAAGTTCCATCACCTGAAGAAATTGAAGTTGCTGAACAAGAAAAGCAACAAGAAGTTGATGAACAAGGTAATCCTGTAGATATTACAGAGAACGAAGATGGATCAGTAGATATTAATTATGATCCTTCCATAGGATCTGTTGAAGGTGGCCAAGAACATTACGCTAATTTAGCAGAACATTTACCAGATGATGTATTAGGACCTCTAGGTTCAACACTTTTTCAAAATTACCAAGACTACAAAAATTCTAGAAAAGATTGGGAAAGATCTTACAGAGAAGGTCTAGATTTATTAGGTTTCAAATACGACAACAGAACAGAACCATTTCAAGGTGCATCAGGTGCAACTCACCCTGTACTAGCTGAAGCCGTAACTCAGTTTCAATCATTAGCTTATAAAGAATTATTACCAGCAGAAGGCCCAGTTAGAACACAAATTTTAGGTATGCCTACCCCAGAAAAAGAACAGCAATCTCAAAGAGTAAAAGATTTTATGAACTATCAGATCATGGATAAAATGAAAGATTACGAACCTGACTTTGATTCGTTATTATTTCATTTACCATTAGCAGGCTCAGCTTTTAAAAAAGTCTATTATGACGAAGCAACTTCAATGGCTTGCTCTAAATTTGTACCCGCGGATGACTTGATTGTTCCGTACTCAGCTACCTCATTAGACGATGCGGAGTCTATCATTCATCGCGTACAAATATCTGAAAACGAATTACGAAAACAACAAGTAGCTGGTTTCTACAGAGACGTAGAATTGAAACCAGGCCCAGTTAATGAAACTGAAGTAGAAAAAAAAGAACGTGAATTAGAAGGTCAAAGTAAAGGCAGAGACGAAGATATATTTAATTTATTAGAGTGTCATGTTCATTTAGATCTTGAAGGTTTTGAAGACATGGGTGAAGATCAAGAACCAACAGGAATTAAACTTCCATATGTTGTAACTATCGAAGAAAATTCTAGAGAAGTTTTATCAATCAAAAGAAATTACGAAGTAGGTGATTTACTAAGAAATAAAATAGATTATTTTGTACATTTTAAATTTTTACCTGGACTTGGTTTTTATGGTTTTGGTTTAATACATATGATTGGTGGATTATCAAGAACAGCTACAGCTGCATTACGACAACTATTAGATGCAGGAACATTATCAAATTTACCTGCAGGATTTAAACAAAGAGGAATCAGAATTAGAGATGATGCACAATCTATACAACCTGGAGAATTTAGAGACGTGGACGCACCAGGTGGAAATATTAGAGATGCATTTATGATGCTTCCATTTAAAGAACCATCGCAAACACTCTTATCACTTATGGGCGTCGTAGTACAAGCAGGTCAAAGATTCGCTTCAATAGCAGATCTGCAAGTAGGTGAGGGTAATCAACAAGCAGCAGTGGGTACGACAGTAGCTTTGTTGGAAAGAGGTAGCAGAACAATGTCTGCTATTCACAAAAGAATTTATGCAGCCCTAAAACAAGAATTCAAATTAATGTCTAGAGTTTTCAAGTTATATCTACCACAAGAATATCCTTACGATGTTGTTGGCGGTCAAAGAATGATTAAGCAAACTGACTTTGACGATAGAGTAGATATATTGCCAGTTGCGGATCCCAATATTTTCTCACAGACACAGCGTATTTCCCTCGCACAGTCGGAACTGCAGCTGGCTCAATCTAATCCTCAAATACATAATTTGTATCAAGCATACAGAAGTATGTATGAAGCATTAGGTGTTAAAGATATTGATAAACTTTTAAAACGACCACAAGTTCCCACACCGAAGGACCCAGCGTTAGAACACATTGATGCTCTTGCTGGGAAACCATTCCAAGCTTTCCCTGGTCAAGATCATAGAGCACACATAACTTCGCATTTAAATTTTATGGCAACAAACATGGCTAGAAATAATCCGATGATTATGGCTTCATTAGAGAAAAATTGTTTTGAACATATTTCTTTAATGGCACAAGAACAAGTTGAAGTAGAATTTAGACAAGAGATGCAACAAATTAAAGCAATGCAGCAAAATCCTCAAGCAATGCAAAACCCACAAATGCAAATGCAGTTAAAAATGATAGCAGAAAAAATTGAAGCAAGAAAAGCACAACTGATTGCTGACATGATGGAAGAATTTACTAAAGAAGAGAAGAAAATTACTTCACAATTTGACAATGACCCTATTGCTAAACTAAGAGCAAGAGAGTTAGACCTTCAAGCACAAGAAAATGCTAGGAAAAAACAAGAAGGTGAAGAGAGAATTAATCTTGATAAGATGAGAACGATGATGAATCAACAAAATCAAGACGAAAAACTAGAGCAGAACGAAGAATTAGCAAATTTAAGAGCTGATACATCGATTGAAAAAACAATTTTGTCAAAAACGTTACCAAATGCTAAAGATATGGGTCAAGGTGGCGTGATAATTAAAAGAAACGACTAAAATTGTCGACAAAATTTTAAAAAAAGAGTAAAGTAATTAACAAAGGAGCTAATATGGCAGAAAAAAACAAAAAAGACCTTAACCAAGAAATGTTTACGAACAAAGATGGTTATGTTGAAGGTGGAATTGAAATAGAAACTACAAATCCAGCTGAAACACAGGATGCAGAAGTTCAAGGTCAAGGAAAAATTTTAAAAGAGAAAAAAAGAACAGCTAAGTGGTACTAATATGGCTTGGTTTAGTCTAGCAAAGATTGCATTACAGGCTGGAAGTAAAATTTACTCTAACCGCCAGAAGACTAAGATGGCTATGTCTGATGCACAACTAATGCATGCTGAAAAGATGGCCCGAGGCGAAGAATCTTACCAAGGCAAACTACTAGAAGCGAGACAAAACGATTATAAGGACGAATTTGTGCTCGTTATAATTTCAGCGCCTATCGTTGTGTTAATGTGGGCAGTGATGTCAGACGATCCGGCAGCTATGGAAAAGGTAAAGCTATTTTTTCAATATTTTCATGAGCTTCCAAAATGGTTTACTAATTTATGGGTGCTTGTAGTTGCAAGTATTTTTGGTATAAAGGGTACACAAATATTTAGAAACGGAGGAAAAAAATAATGGCAAATAGAAGATTTAATAATCAAGTAACAAATAGACGTGGCGCTATGGGTGGTGGCATGATGAGACCTGGATATAAAAAAGGTACTTTCCCAGATCATTCTGGTGATGGAAAAATTACTAAAAAAGATATTCTTATGGCAAAAGGCGTAATACCTAAACCTAAGAAAAAAAAGAAAATTAAAAAGGTAAAAGCATAATGGCTGGACCAGGTTTATACGCAAACATACACGCTAAAAGAAAAAGTGGTAAGAAGATGCGTAAAAAAGGTGCAAAAGGTGCACCAAAAGCATCTGACTTTAAAAAAGCAAAACTAACAGCGAAAGCATAATGGCAAAACTTTGTCCAAAAGGAAAAGCAGCAGCGAAAAGAAAATTTAAAGTATATCCAAGCGCATATGCAAACATGTATGCATCAGGTGTATGCTCTGGTAAAATTACACCAGGTGGAAAAAAAGGTAGTCGTAAAAAAGCAGCTGAAGGTGGACCTATACAAATGGCTGGTATGGCTAGAAAAAGAAGAGCTCGTTGTGCGTAGCTTTTATTCAGAAGGTGGATTAAGAAAATGGGTGAAAGACAAATGGGTAGACATT